ACTATGAAGAATATCCCTTTACTTGCTGTTAATCATACCTATCAAGAAATTGGGTTGTTCCCTAAGGCTGTAGTATCAGGTGGTACTGGTATCTACTATTCTGCAGATAACATCTGGATTATCGGACGTCAACAGCAGAAACAAGGAACAGAGATTAAAGGATATAATTTCGTAATCAATGTAGAGAAATCAAGATTCGTAAAAGAGAAATCCAAAATCCCAGTAAGTGTTACATGGGAAGGTGGTATCTCCGAGTTTGGTGGACTACTTGATGTTGCCATGGCGGGTGGTTATGTAGTAAAACCTTCTATGGGTTGGTACGCACGAGTTGACCATGCAACTGGAGAGATTGTAGAACCTAAGGTGCGTGAGAAGAATACACAAACCAAAGAGTTCTGGGATCCTATTCTTAAAGAAACAGACTTTAAAAAGTTTGTTAAATCCCATTATCAGATTGGCCATAAACCAATGCTTGATGTTGAAATAGAGATTGAAGAAGAATAATGAGCAATTATATTGATGAATCGGACTACACTTATGTAGAAAATGACTCAGCAGATTTTTGGGGAATCAAATTTAGAAACGGTTCCCCATATGCAGGAGTTGTTGTAGTATACGGAACAGTATCAATTAAAGAGTCAGAAGAGCTCGATCTAGCAACACTATCATTTTCATTTAATGTCCAAGACGCTGGAAATTTTAATGTAGACGAGTTGGATAATTCAGAAGAATTTAAAAACTATTTAGGCGATGTGTTAACGAGTATAATTAGTACCAGTGTAAAAGAAAAGGAGAAGAATGGATATTACGAATCAACTACCGACACACATACTGAATCATCTTCTCAATAATGAGGAGTATTGTAGAAGGGTAATCCCATACCTACAAAAAGAGTATTTTGAGGGAACACATAAGACAGTATTTGATCTTATTGTAAAATTTGTTGCAAAACACAATAAACTTCCTACTGGTAAGATTCTCGACCTTGAACTAAGAAAAATTCAAGCACCTGATGATATTCTAAATAATTCTGCTAAGTTAATTAGTGAAATCAAAGAAAAATCCGATATTGATACGGATTACTTAATTAAAGAATCCGAGAAGTGGTGTAAAGATAGGGCAGTATATAATGCTATTATGGACTCTATCCAAATCATTGATGGTAAGAATGGTGATAAGACCGAGGGTGCAATACCAGAAATACTATCAGACGCCCTAGGTGTTTCGTTTGATCAGGCCATCGGCCATGATTACATAGACAACTCTGATGACAGATATGACTTTTATAATCGAGTAGAGAACAGAATCCCATTCGACTTGGATTACTTTAACAAGATTACAAAAGGTGGTCTACCTAATAAAACATTGAACATTGCATTGGCAGGAACTGGTGTAGGTAAATCATTATTCATGTGTCATTGTGCAGCATCAGTGCTAGAACAAGGTAAGAATGTCTTATACATAACAATGGAAATGGCAGAAGAAAGAATTGCAGAACGTATTGATGCCAACTTAATGGACTTACCGATACATCAGCTTGAATCTCTTCCTAAGAACGTATTCGATACCAAAATACAAAAGATTGCACAGGCCTCGATAGGTAAACTAATTATTAAAGAATATCCTACAGGGTCTGCACATACCGGCCATTTCAGAGCTCTACTTAACGAGCTTAAACTTAAAAAGAATTTTAGTCCAGATATGATTTATATCGACTATCTAAATATTTGTGCATCTTCCCGTATGAGAGGTATGGGCGGTAGTATAAATAGTTATACCTATATCAAGGCCATTGCAGAAGAAATGCGTGGACTTGCTGTAGAGTTTAACGTGCCAATAGTATCGGCAACACAGACCACCAGGTCTGGATTCAGTAATACTGATGTCGGACTAGAGGACACTTCGGAATCATTTGGTTTACCGGCAACGGCAGATCTTATGTTTGCTCTAATATCAACAGAGGAACTAGAAGAAATGGGCCAATTGTTAGTAAAGCAATTGAAAAATCGTTATAACGATCCGACCAAATATAAGAGATTTGTGATTGGTGTGGATCGTTCCCGCATGAAACTATATGATGTCGAAGAATCTGCTCAAACCGATTTAATTGGTGATGGCAGTTCTATCCCCGATAAACCAATTGCAACGTGGGGAGATAGAGAAAATAAAGACACGTTTGCAGATTTCAATATATAGGAGAAAATATATGGATATGTTACTAAACGCAAAAGACTGGGCAATGGACAGATTAAAGGAAAGAACATCAATTGATGGACTAGGCCTTATCGTGGCATGTGGTTCAGTAATCTTGTTTGGCGGACTTGCCAAGTTACTCGCGTGGGTAGGCCTTGCGTGGGGTGTGTACACATTGGTAAAAAGTGACTAATATATGTTCAACGTGAAACTTATATCATATAGTCGACCAGCGGAGGAGAGCGAACTTAGCGACGACCTCCTCCAGTTGGTCGCATATTGTGCAAGGGTTTCTAACCCTTCAAACCAAAACAATGAAAAGACGGCTGAGAAGCTAGTAAAATATCTAATCAAACATAAGCATTGGTCACCATTAGAAATGGTCAGTGCTTGCCTAGAAATAGAAACGACCAGAGATATTGGACGTCAAATACTGCGACATCGTTCTTTTTCCTTCCAAGAGTTTAGTCAGAGGTATGCAGATCCTACACAAGATTTGCAATTCGTTACCAGAGATGCTAGATTACAAGATGAAAAGAATAGACAGAATAGTGTTGATATCCCTATGGAAGATTCTATCCATTATGTATGGGAATCATATCAAGAAGTTGTAATCGAAAGATGTAAACAGGCATATGAATGGGCCATTCAGGCTGGTATTGCAAAAGAACAAGCAAGAGCAGTATTACCTGAGGGGTTGACAATGTCACGTATGTATGTTAATGGTACATTACGCTCTTGGATTCACTATATACAACTAAGATCAGAAAACGGTACTCAGAAGGAGCACATAGAAATTGCAAAGGCAGTTGCTGATGTCATATATCAGATATTCCCTTTGGACGATATTATATAACAAAACAATATAAGAAAGGGGTTTACTTGCCCACTGTCTTGTGATATAATATATTTTTAAATTTAAGTGTGCCGATGTAGCACAATTGGTAGTGCAACTGATTTGTAATCAGTAGGTTGGGGGTTCAAGTCCCTCCATCGGCACCACAGTTTATGCGCTTGTAGCTCAACTGGATAGAGCATCGGTCTTCTAAACCGAAGGTTGTAGGTTCGAGTCCTACCAGGCGCGCCAAATTAGCCCGAGTGGTGGAATTGGTAGACACAAGGGACTTAAAATCCCTCGATAGAAATATCGTGCCGGTTCAAGTCCGGCCTCGGGTACCAATTAGGGCCCATAGCATAATTGGTTAATGCACCCGACTCATAATCGGTAGAGTCTAGGTTCAAGTCCTAGTGGGCCCACCAAAAACTAAGGAGAGTAATATGGACAACGTAATTCAATTTCCCACTAATAAGACATTAGAGTATTCAACTGCAGACGTATTACGGTTATGTGTATCACACGGCCATGAACTTGGAATTGTCGACAGTGAAGGACTAACACACTTGCTAGAAGTAATAGATATTATTGAAGATTTGTGGATTAGTATGGCAGAATCTGAATAAATAGAAATTAACTTATAGAGGAAAATAAAATGTTATATGCAGATTACCATTTTACCATCAATGAGGATGGATTAAAATTATCTGACAAGGGTGTTCCTGATAAATGGGAACAAGTAGATATCAATCGTACGCCACTAAATGTAGGTGATATGTTTGTTCTTACACTAGATCAAGATAATTGTATGTTCTTCCGAAGAGTAGATGTTCTTCCTAAATTAGACGAGCTTGTAGATGCTGGTTTACCTTTTAATTACGAGCAAAAGGACTTATTTAATGGAGATTAATGCATCATATCCAATAACGTATCCTGATTACTTTAATAAGGTAGAGTATGATACCCGTACAGTAAAGGCAGTAGTACGGGTAAACGATAATATTCAAACCGAAGTAGTTTACACCTATGATAAGGATGGTAATTTAATTACTTCCGTAGTCAGATCGCACGATATTCTCGGTATTGCATAGAGTTTTGTTACAATTGTGTAACATTTTTAAAAAAAGTGTTGACAAACTGGTTTATCTTTGATATAATATACCTATATTAAATGATAAGGAGTTAATTATGAGTAATCACGTAAATGATCAAATCCTCGAAAGAATCGTGGATGATGTGGCAGATATGTCAACAAGTGCTATTCTACAAGAATTGAATGGCGGTAAAATGGATCCAGGAATTTGTGAGTCCTGGGATATGAGAGTTGCACTTTCTTGTAGAGAAACTGCGGCAGAGAAACTTGTCTGGAAAAGATTTGAAGATTGGCCGGAGGGAGTGTAATGAAAAATATAATACAATTCCCTTTAACGGAACAAAGAAAAAGAGAGCTTAATGCAGAACATAAGCAAAAAGCTAGAAATGAAATTAAAAGAAAATTGATTGAGAGGAGAGTGTAATGTCAAGAATGGAAGTAGCAATTAAACTCATCCAAGAAATTACGGAAAAGTTGGATGCAATGGAGAATAAACTCCAAGAACAAACTAAACTTATCGACAGAATTTCAAGTCTTGTCGACGAGATTGATAACAGGGTATAATTATGGACTATGCAAAATTACTAGCAGAGTGTTCTATCAGAGACGGAGAACAAAGATATACAGAAGACCAAATCAGAGATATGGTTGGTGCTCCTTCTATTGAAGAAGAAAAGTATTGTCTCTGCGGAGAAGAATTAGAATCCTGTCCAGAGGCCTACGTCCACATGACGTCAGGCGCTTAAGGGCAGTCGTCACCTATCGGACGAATTAAAGCGAGAGGGGGTAGTGTCCGAACACTCATGCAGAAATGAAAAAGTCTGTTACATTGAGGGCGAGTCCGGGGGCAGGGTGGTAACCTGTAACCCTCCAAATAACCAACATCAGGAAAGCCCCCGGACTCAACTTATTATGGAGACGCTATGAATTTATATGGATCACTTCGCTACGACCCTTCTGGTCGTAAAAGAAAAACCAATTCTCTTAAAACTCGGAAGAAAAAGGTAGTATTCAAGCCTTACAAGGCCGAGAAAACTTATGCCCAATTACAGATGGAAGAATTTAATAGAAAATATCCATCTTGGACTGGCAATACTAAATATGAACCAGGGGAAGATCAATCTTGGAAACAAGAGGCTTCTAAAAATTTTACTGTTGCCCCTGCATATAACAAGGGAGCATATCAAGTGATCCCATCAAAAGATATACAACATATAGGAAAGTAAATATGGAAAGTGTAGAAGCATTTAAGGTTCTAGCAATAGACAAAGAAACTGATAAGATGGTTGCAGAATATATCTTTGAATCGTTGAAAGAGGCAATGAAATTTCATGCTGAAATGACGGTTAAAGGTTACCTATCTATCTTAGAAAGGATTAAGGTATGATAGAATACTTTTTAGTTTTGGGAGGATGTATTATAGGAGTCGGATACTCATCATATAAAATTGGTATCAGAGAGGGTGCAGAAAAGACCCTAGAGAAATTAAAGCAGATTAATATTATAAACATTGATCAAGAAGGAAGAATATCTCCTAAAAAGCTGTAAGTGTATTGCCAAACTATTATAAATAGTATTAGAATAACCTATTTTTAAAGGGATAACAATGGACTTACTACCAATAAAATTTGAAAAGAGAGCAGACTCTGACAAATATTTAAACGAAATTCGTATTGCTAAAAGACTAGGAAATTTCTTTGTTAGAAAAATTAAGGCAGTATGGACTACATTAAAAAGGGCAATCGTTAAATTATTTAGAAGCAAAGTTAGAAAGGCAAAAATATTTGATACGGTCGAAATTACTATACCTCGTCAGGTAAAGGAAGATATAATGAACGAGATGCCGATATTAAATGAAGAATCAGGTGCAATAGGAGCAATTAAGGGTAACTATAACGAAGCACTTGTTTGCCAATTTCTCTTTGATCATAAAGGACAGGGCGTTAATATATCCAAAGATTATGAGAAATATAGAGCAGGTATTAAACAAACCGTAAGCGATTGGGATAGTAAATTAAAAGTTGCCGATCAAAAAAGTTATTCTAAGAACATAAAAATTATCCGTAAAGGTAGTGCTGATATGGCCAACTACCTTATCTCTGCCGCAGTAAGTGAAGAAGCCACAATCGTAGGTGCTTACTTAGACAATCTTGCATTCATGGATGGAATTGATTTCAAAGCAGATATTAGAGTTGCTGTGATGAAAGAAGGTAAAGAAATCCTTGATGGCTATTCTCTTAAATTATATTCAAACAAAACAGTAGGTCTTGCAAATACAACTGCAAGAGGCCTATGTGGGCATTTAGGTGGCGCTGAAGCTGAAAAGAAATTCGATGCCCTTTCTAAGAAAGATAATACATTACATGATTTAATTGCAAAGGCTAAAGGCATTAACAATATTAAACAAGATTTTAAAAAGCATTTAAAAGGCGATGAGAAAGCTACTAACCGTCTTAAAACACTACGTGGTCTTACAGATGCTGATATTGAAAAACTGGATTTAAAAGTACTGGACGCTGAAAGAAAAGAGGCTCGATCCCCTATTAATACTAGAGTTGCAGCATTAGTATATCAGGTATTAAAAGAATATGAAGGTACTGAAACTCTTGGAGAAAAAATCCTTGATATTTTAGGATTCAATGATAAAGAAACTAAAATGTTAATGGCAATAACAACCGAAAAGAAAAGTGAAATTATTGCTGCACACCCCGATTTGGATTTAAGTCAAATTAAAATTGAAGATCCTAATGGTAGGGTATCAATTAATATTATTGGGCCAACTGGTAAGAAAATTGTATCGTTCAACGTGAAAGAAGGCGAACAAAGAAAAGTAAGTGGATCTGTTTCATTCGCAGGAATTGATCCAGAGGAGTATGACGAATACCTATGAAAACACTAACAGGTTACTTATCAGAGGCC